ATGTGTTATTGAAAGTATAACCTATAGGAGTGTTGCAGAGGCGGCGAGACAATTAGGTATTTCAGAAAATACTGTTAGGGGTAGAGTTAAGAACAAAAATTTTAAAAATTGGAATTGTGGATGAAATTAGATATAAAAAAATAGATGAAAAGTCAAAAATAGTAACTGATTTATTGGGAATGCCAATTGATAAAGGTATTAGGGAATTAATCGTGTTACTAAACTACAACAACATTGGAACTACAGCTTCTTGTTGGGGACATAAAAATTGGGGTAATCCATATCCTTGGGTCCATATTCATCGAGACCACCTCGGTGAGTTATATAACATCATATCGGATTTAGATATTGAGACCGAAGAAATGACTGACGATATTATAATATTTCCAAGAACAAAAGATTTAGTTGAAGGTAGAAAAACTTTTAATAAATTAAAAAAGAAATTAAAAAGTTATGAGTAAAAAATTAACAAAGGAAGAGTTTTTAGAAAAACTAAAAACAGATAGAGATTTTAATAATAGATATGGAAGAAAACATATCACGGAAGGAAAAATGGTTCTTCCACCTTGTCACTATGGATTTCAAGTTTACACAAGAGAGTTAAGTTTAGAAGAAAGAAACAAATCTATGGGAAAAGATTATGCTTATAGAGGGGTCTTTAGTGGCCCTATTGCCAGACAAGAAGAATTAGATAAATACAAAAAACTTTTTAATGAACAAAATAGACCAACCAGAGCAATCTCTTTAATGTGGAATCAACGTTCAGTAGATACATTCTTAGGTTTACCATTCAATATTGCTTCTTATGGATTGTTATTAGAGATAATAGCAAAAGAAGTTAATATGGTTCCTGATGAGTTGATTGGAAATCTTGGTGATGTTCATTTGTATTCAAATCATGTTGAACAAGCTAAAGAACAAATTGGAAGAGAATTGACACATGATGAAAAAGTTGAGTATGCTCGTTCATTATACGGTAATGAAGAGTGGTGGGATATAAATGATAAAAGAGTTATAACAGTCTTACAAAGAAAGAAACAAACAAGAGAACCTTTCCCATTACCAACTGTCACACTTCCTTCAATGTTAATATCAAATACAAATAATTGGGATAAATTAATACTTGAAGATTTCTATCTGAATGATTATCAATCACATCCTGCCATTAAAGCACCATTATCTAACTAAGATATATGAAAGTACAAGCACTATTCATTTCAGATGTTCACTTAGGAAGTAAAGGAAGCAATGCTAGTAAATTATTAGAATTGCTAAAACACTACCAACCGGAACATTTGTTTATTGTTGGTGACTTTATTGACGGGTGGTTATTAAAAAAGAGACACTATTGGACTCAAGATTACACCAACATTATTCGTAAGATACTGTCTTATTCAAAGAAAGGAACTAAAGTTATATACATAACTGGCAATCATGATGAATTTCTAAGAGAGTATTCTCCTACAACTTTTGGACAAAATTTAGAAGTTGTAGATGAATATGTATGGAAAGATTATTATATAACACATGGTGATTTATATGATGGGGTATTAACTATGAAATGGTTAGCTCATTTAGGATCTGCAGGATATGAACTAGCAATTACAGTAGATAGGTTTATGAAAAGATTAGGATATAGAAAATCTATCTCAAAATGGGCTAAAGATTCAGTTAAGAACGCTGTTAAGTTTATTACTTCCTTTGAACAGCAATTAGTATTTCAATCTAAAAAAAGAAACTGTAAAGGAGTAATTTGTGGACATATACACAAACCAGAGGATAAAGTAATAGAAGGAATTCACTATCTTAATTGTGGAGATTGGATTGAAAACAATAGTTACATAATTTACAATAGAGGTAAATTCAAATTAAAAACATGGAATTAACAATAATATATCCAGCAATTAAAAAATCACTATGAAATTATTAATAGGTCTTAGTTTAGGGTTACTTGCTCAAATACTTACTTTTGTACAACTACAAGGACAATTCAAATGGCAATGGTTTAAAGATCATCCATACCTTATAGCTCTTATGGGATTTCCTATCTCTCTGCTATATATGGGATCTGTTAAGTACTTAGTAGATTACTTCGGAGGAGAACTATGGCCATCAAGGTTAATGGGATTTTCAATAGGAGCAATAGTATTTAGTTATATGGCACATTCATGGTTTCAAGAACCATTTACTTTAAAAACTTTAATTTGCTTAGGATTAGCTTTTTGTATAATGATGATTCAATTATTTTGGAAATGAAAAAACTAGAAACATGTCACCACTGTGGTGAAGAAAAAGAAGATTGTTATCACGGATACATAGCAATGTGTATTCCTATTCCTGAAGCAGAAGCAAAGAAAAAGAAGTGGAACTTGATCGATGCTTATAATAACTATGCCGATACTGTTGATAAAAAGTGGATGAATTCTGGCGTTGGAGATTTAGATGATATGATTTATGATAGATTATTGTTTATTGATGGTGATGAAATAAGAATTTTAAAACAAGAAGAATTTAACTATGCAACTGAAATAGATCCAGAATTCTCAAAAAAATGGTACACTAAGGATTGGTGGAAGAATTTAGAAAGAACAGATCTTACTGAAGAAGAATCAAAAGAACTAGATCAACTAGCAACATACGATCAGTTACTAAGTACAGTTGGAAGAGGAGTTCAATGTAATGACTGTGGAAAGAAAGAAGCAGAACTTTATGAAAAATATTATCCAAAAAGTTTGGAATCTTAAAATAAAATTCATACATTAATACTATGAGACAAATAAACGATCACATGAAATCAATTATGGAAATACCAAATAAACAGCCAAAACCTTCTCCTAATCCAAAAAATTGGAATTGGATAGCAATAGGTACTTGGTCAGTAATAATCTTTTTCGGTTATAAAATTGCTAAATTTATTTACACATTAATATTTTAATATGAAATTTCAATCAACAAAAGTATTTGATGGATACTCTACAGTATTTCGTCAATGGAGAGCAGAAGGAACTCACTGTAAGTTTCTTCACGGTTATGGTATTTCTTTCAAAATTATATTTGAAGGAGAATTAGATGAAAGAAACTGGGTATGGGATTTTGGTCATGCCAAAAGATCTAAATATTTAATAGAGGGAATGACCCCTAAAGCCTGGATGGATTATTTATTAGATCATACAACACTTATAGCTGAAGATGATCCTTATATAGATACTTTTAAACAGATGGATAAAGATGGTATTATACAATTGAGAATACTTCCTTATACTGGATGTGAAAGATTTGCTGAATATCTTTATAATAAATTAAATCCTTGGGTAGAAAGTGATTCAAAAGGGAAGGTTAAAATTATCCAAGTAGAAGTAAAAGAACATGAAAAAAATTCAGCAATATATGGAGAGTAAATTAAAAAGAATAGAAGATTATAACAAAACACTTCCCATTGTAGAGCTTTACACAGCAGTACAATCAGAAGGAAGTAGAGCAGGATATCCTACAGTAGTAATTAGAACAACAGGCTGTACTCACAGATGTTGGTTCGGTGAAGGAGGTTGGTGTGATAGCCCATACACATCAATACATCCAGAAAAAGGAAAATATTCATTCCAGAATATAATTGAAGCCTACGACAGAAATCCTCACATTACAGAGATGATGTTAACAGGAGGATCACCTACAATGCATCCGGCATTAGTAAACGAACTAACACATTTTGCACATGATAGAGGAATATTTATTACTATTGAAACCGAAGGGAGTCACTTTCTGGAGACTGATTACCCTATTAACTTACTTAGCATTAGCCCTAAATTTTCTAACTCTGTTCCTAAAGTTGGCGTATCGACACCTCAAGGGGATATCGTTGATGAAAAAATGGTTAAGCAACATAACAAGTTAAGATTAAACTATGATGCAATATCCAAATCAATTGCTTATCATTCAGATTATCATCTGAAACCGGTACTTGATAAAGATCTGTCGATACTAGAGGAACTAGAAGGATTTGTAAAAATGTTAGATATACCAAATGAAAAAATCTGGTGCATGCCCGCAGGAGATGATATCCCTGCACTACTAGAAAGCTACGGTCCAGTAATGGATTTTGTAAGAGATAGAGGATGGAGATTTACAGGTCGTCCACATATAATAGGATTTGGTACAAAGAGAGAAGTATAATGAGAAAGCCAAACGAATTCGATACATTAGATGTACTTCACTACTTGTGGAAGAAAAACCAAATAAGTACTGTACAGGTAAAGAACTGTTTATGGGAAGGTCACGGACTTTTACTAACAGTATTAGCAAACGGATATATTAAAGCACAAACTCCAGACGGAACTTCAAAATACGCAAATAAAAAATAAACAAATAAAAAAGAAAGTTATGACATTAAAAGATTTAATTGACCTATCAGAAGGAAGGGATTTGAAAAAAAGCTACATCAAAAGTGATGGAGTTTACATCTGGGATTACAAATTACAATTCAACCAAAACTTAGGATTAGACCTAGTACTAATACCAAGTGACTCAGGTAAGGCCGGATTCAAAGACAAAGTATCAGTAGATGAATTAGTAAACTACGTATTAGATGAATATGATCCGCAAGTACCGGCAGATGAAATAATCTCACAGATGAAAATTGTAGGAGTAGAAGGCATCACAATAGCAAGAATCTAATGGCACTTAAGATAGGAGGCAAGGTATTTGTATATTGGGATGATATAACAGTACTGGTAGATGAATTATGTAATACAATTATTACATCAGGGGTACAAATCAAGTCAATTACAGGAATTGAAAGAGGAGGATTAATACCAGCCGTAATGATCTCCCATAAACTAAACATTCCCTATGTAACAAAAATCAATAAAGATACTCTTGTTGTAGATGATATTTGTGATAGCGGAGAGACGTTAAAAAACATGGTAGCAGGATATACTGCAACACTCCACTACAAGAAAACAGCAGCATTTACTCCTGATTTCTACTCAAAAGAAGTAGGAGATGAATGGATAGTGTATCCATGGGAAAGAAACGATAGTGATGCTATTCAAGATTATTTAAAAAAATAAATAAAAGTATAATTAAATAAATTTAATATGAAACCATTACAAGACCAAAACCTTAAAATAAACATTCAGATTCTAGATGAAGAGGATAATATACTTATATCAACAAAAATACCCCAAAGCCAGGTTAATGACCTAAACGTATACCACGGTATTAGTGGCGTGGATGAGGTACATAACTTACTGATAGAGGAATTAAAAGTTAGACAATCTGAAAAAGAAGAATAGTAATTAGACATTACTGTTATTATTTGAAAAAGTAGTTGCAGAATAGAATAAAAAATGTTATATTAAGTAAAAAGGAGTCGTAGAACCTCCGTAAAAACACCCTATATGTCAAATAAAAAATTTATCGACGGTACTGAATTAGTACAAGCCGGATTTGCTAATGGTATTTCAACACAACTAGCAGAAAGACAATTAATAGATGGTCCGGAAGCAAGATTATCTGATTTAGAAAAGCAATACATTATTGAAGATGCTGCTGAAGCATTTGGGAACTTCCTTTCAGCCTTAGGATGTGATTGGAAGAATGATCCTAACTCCTCTGATACTCCTAAAAGAGTTGCAAAAGCTTATGTAAATGATTTATGGGCTGGACGATTTGAACCATTAACAAGAGTTACAGCATTCCCTTCAGATGGATATGATGGAATAGTTCAAGAGAGTAATATACCAGTTACCTCAATGTGCTCACATCACCATCAAACAATCTCAGGAGAAGTAAGCATAGCCTATGTTCCTTCAGTAGATGGAAAGGTAGTAGGGCTTTCAAAATTAAATCGAATTGTAGAGCAATTTGCTAGAAGAGGAGCAATCCAAGAACAGTTAACAGTTGCCATTCACAATGCAGTAGATAAAATCTGTGAAGGTAATCTAGGAGTAGCAGTAGCAATCTCAGCAACACACAACTGTGTATCATGTAGAGGAATCAAACACCAAGGAGCTTCAATGCAAACAGCAAAGCTAACAGGATGTTTCTTAGAAGAAGATTCAGCAAGAGCAGAATTCTATTCAAATATTAAACTTGGAAAAAAATAACTAAAATTAAACATTATGAATTACTGGCAAGTAACTGTGCAATTGGAGCACGAAAATGACCGAGGTCGTATCCAAAGAGTAAAAGAACTTTTTTTAGTAGATGCAATTTCAGCAACAGATGCAGAAGCAAAAATATATAAAGAGTTTGAAGGAGAATCTAACTTTACAGTAGTAGGAGTTAATCAATCTAAAATAGTAAAAGTATTGGAATAAAAAGTTGGCTCTTCGGAGCCAATTCCTTATATTAATAAAAAAGTAAAGTATGACTAAATTAGAACAAAAGCAACAGGAATATATTAACTTACTTCGAAATCAAGTTATAGATCTCAGTATGATGTCTAAAATTGAATTAGGAGACGATGTTATAATAGAAGCACTTAAACTTCAATCTGAAATTGAAGAACTAACCTCTTCAGTACCTTTCGTAGACGAAGTAGAAGAATTTAATGCCTTAATGGGTAAACCAAATAACTATGAACCAACCATCCCCGAAAGAAAAGAATGGGAATTTGTATACGATTTCATCCTTGAAGAACTTGAAGAATATAGAGAAGCTTGCGAGAAAGGAGACATCGTTGAGGTTCTGGATGCTTTGTGTGATATTACTTATGTTGCCACTGGGAACGGTACTATGTTACATGGCCTTAAGGATAAGATATGGCCGGCATATCAAGAAGTACAAGCTTCAAATTTATCAAAAGCTTGCCAAACTGAAGATGAAGCTAAAGCAACTGTCATTCAAAGATCGAGCGAGCAAGGTGAAGAATGTCATTACGAACAAGTTGGAGATTACTTCATCGTATATAGATCAAGAGACAGAAAAGTAATGAAGAATGTAAATTACTTCCGTCCAAATTTAAAACAATTCTTTACAGATAAAGAAATTCAGAAATCTTACCTAAAACAATTAACAGGAGAATAATGCAAGTAGCAATAGACCATTTAGAAGCACATAAAGTATTTGATGAAAAATCAGATACTTACTTAGTTCCGTTAGATCAAGCATATCTTGCAATTGAATTAGCAGTAGATCAGCAATTGGGTGATTTAATTAGTAAGATAGAAAGTAGCTTAGGAGAATTAGGAACAAGTATGAACGAACTACAAAACGATATAGATAATGATTAAGATAGCTCATGAATCATCGAAAAGTATATTTAAACAGGTACAGAACGTAACTGACTATGACTATGCATTAGTTCATCTCTTTGAAGAAGATCCTGAATATTTACAGCAATTTAAAGAGGCGAAAGAAAAAGGTAGAGAGATTATTTTAGATAATTCTATTTTTGAATTAGAAGAAGCTTTTGATGCAGAGAAGTTTGCAGGTTGGGTACTAGAATTAAAACCAGACTGGTATATAGTTCCTGATGCTTTAGAAGATGCAAAGAAAACTTGTAGTCAAATGGCTGCATGGAATATAAATTACAAAGACCTGCCAGGCAAGAAAATAGGAGTAGTTCAAGGAAAAACTTATAAGCAAATTAAGACTTGCTATGAGTATATGGATAAAACTGCAAATGTAGATATGATTGCAATTTCCTTTGACTATTCGTATTATGTTGAATCAGTTCCGCATCCGAATAAATATGCTTCCTGGATGATGGGTAGAGTAAAGTTACTTGGTGATTTACTAAAGGATGGAATAATAAATGAGGATAAAAAGCATCACTTACTAGGATGTGGATTACCTCAAGAGTTTGCCTTCTATTCAGATTATAAATGGATATATTCCCTAGATACTTCTAATCCAGTTGTTCACGGAATAAAAGGAATTGAGTATAGAGAAGATGGATTATGGTCAAAAGAATCTCAGAAACTATTTGAATTAATAAATCATCAGGTAGAAGATATTAATCCAATACTGTATAATATTAATAAGTTTAAATGGTTCGTAAATGGAAGCAAAGTATAAAGTAGGAGAAAAAGTTCGGTTTAATCATTCAGGAGAAGGTATCCGAGAAGGAACTGTCTTTGGAACATATAACCTAAAAGGGGAGCTAAGATACAGTATCAGAGATCGTTCAGGTGTATATGCTGCTCATGAAGGAGCCTTTTATACTATGAATGAAGATGAAATAATAGAAAGAATAAATGATTAGACCTTGGATAGCATTTTTTAGTCAAACAGGATCAGAGATAGTAGAAGTATCAAAGCTTTTAGGAAGATGGCCTGATCTTATTATTACAAACGAAAGACCAGAGCATTTAAGGAAGATTCATCCGACTTTAGAGAATAAGCATTTAATATTTGTAGATAATAAACCTTCAGAAGAAGAATTGTTTCCTCTATTAGCTCAATACGATAATGCCTTAATAACTCTACATGGATGGCTAAGAGTAATGCCTGCAGATATCTGCAATAGGTTTGAAATCTACAACGGACATCCAGGACTTATAACTCAATATCCAGAACTAAAAGGAAAAGATCCCCAGCAAAAAGCTTTTGACCTAGGGTTAGAATCTTCCGGATGTGTTATTCATAGAGTAACTGAAGGAGTAGATGAAGGAGAAATACTTCGAAGTAGAAAAGTTTACATAAAAGAGTTGGAAATAGGAGAATTATTTCATATATTACATAGTATATCAATAAGTCTTTGGGTAGACTTCTTAAAAAATTAGTTATGAAAAGAGTAGCATTAGTAGGAGCATCATCAGTAGGAAAAACTACTGTATATGAATTGTTAAAGAATGAATTACCACATTATGGATTCAAAAACGAATCAACAAGAACGGTTGGTAATTATGGATTTCCTATTAATGAAGCAGGTACTTCTGAAACACAATTAGCTATTTCTTCCTTTCATTTAGAAGCTCTATTAGAACCAGGAGATGTAATCTTAGATAGATGTTATTTAGATTTATTAGTATATTCAGGTAATATGGAAAATTTATCTAATAGTGCATATAATTATATCTTAGATACTTGGTTAAGAGTTATGAATCAATATACACATTTTATTTACTTTCCTATTGAGTTTACATCAGTAGACGATGGAGTAAGAAGCGTAAACGAGGAATGGAGAACTAAAATTGATGCTGAATTCAAACATCACTTAATAGCAATAAAAAACTTAGGAGGAGATTATCTAACAGTATCAGGAAGTCCAAAGCAAAGAGTTGAACAAATATTAAACTATATAAAATAAAATGACACAAGAATTAAATCAAGCAGAAGTAGTTGCAATAGCAGGAAAGCATTTAGGGAAAGTAGGCGGAGAAGGGTATAAGGATACTTATGATCCGGGACTATTAGTAGAAATTCCTAGATATTTAAACAGAGAAGCATATGGAATAGATGATAATAATCTTCCATTCGTAGGAGGAGATGCTTGGAATGCATATGAAGTATCAGCAATTACTACAAAAGGACTTCCAGTAGCAGGGATGTTAAAAATTTGGTATCCAGCAGATTCAAAACTACACGTAGAGTCAAAGTCAATTAAATTATATTTAAATTCATTCAATATGACTCCAATGGGAGATACAGATCATGAATGTATTGTAATTTTAAAAGATAGAGTTAGAAAGGACTTATCTGACTTACTTCAAACAAAGGTAGAAGTTCAAATGTTTACTTCTGATTTTACTCCAACTTACTCCTTTAAGGGATATGCTGATTTAGGAGCATTAGTTGATTTAAATAAAATTGAATTTACCTCTTATCATTCAGATGCATCTCAATTAGGAACAGAAGAAGTATCAGATGATTTTGATATTGGAGCAATTAAAGTACAATCAAATCTTCTAAGATCAAATTGTAGAGTAACAAACCAGCCAGACTGGGGTGATGTATTTATTCATATTAAGCCAACAGTAGGAGTTGTTCCTGATTTAGAATCATTAGCAAAATATATTGTAAGTCACAGGCAAGTAAGTCACTTCCATGAGGAAATTGCTGAAATGATTTATATGCACTTAAAAGAAGCTTATAATCCAGAAGAATTAATGGTAGCTTGTTTATATACAAGACGTGGAGGATTAGATATTAATCCAATTAGAGCCTCGCATAAAGAATTAATACCAGGATTCTTTACAGACATTAATTGTAGAATGGCAAAAACATTACGTCAATAATGTTATCCAAAGCAGAAGCAAAAAGTCTAAGTCAAATGCGATTTAGGGTAATTGCAAAAAGAGAAGCTCCAGGAGATAGATGGAGACTAGTAGATGAAAATCATAAACCTTCTGGAGAGATCATAGAAGGTTTAGTTGAGACTTTATCAGCTTATATGAGAAAGACTGGACATAAGGAAGGTTATAGATTAGAACCACTTAAGGGAGTTCTAATGGCAATTGAATGGGCAGAACCAGAACCGGAACTCCCTCCACCACCACCAAAAACATTTGACCTTTACGGGGAATTTTAACACAAAAGAGTTGCTTAATTGCAGCTCTTTTCATATATTAAGATATATAAAATCAGTTATGCAAATAGAAAAAAAATACTACCACGTTGACAATATCGAAATGGTCAACCTCCTTATCGAACATATAAACAATTCTGAAGTAATTGCCTATGATACTGAAACAACAGGTATAAATGTAAGAAAGGATCAAATTGTAGGATGGTCTATATCAGGAGAAGAAGGAATAGGTTTTTATCTTCCAACTCAGAAATGGAATACAGAATTAAATCAATTAGAGGAATGTATCATTGGCGGAAAAGGAGCACATGGTATTACTAAAAAGTTACTCCCGCTGCTTAAGGGTAAGAAACTAGTAATGCACAATGCTTCTTTTGACTGCCGTATTACTAAAAACTATTACGGAGTATCTCTTTTAGAAGATCTTTGGGTAGATACAGCTCTACTTGTTCATACAGTACAGGAAGAAGGAGCCGGAATGGGAGTATTTGGATTAAAAGCATTAGCAATCTCTATTCAGAAAGAGATAGGACTTGATGTAGAAGAAGCAGCCAACAAAGAACAAGTAGAGTTAAAAGAATCAATTAAAGCAAACGGAGGATCAACTACAAAAGACCTCTATGAAATTTTCAAAGCAGATATGACAATTCTGTCTAAGTATGCTGCAGCCGATACAGATTTAACTCTCAGGGTCTGTAATCACTTCCTAAAAGTGTTAAAGGCAGAAGGATTAGAGAAGTTCTTCTTTGAAGAAGAAGTAATGCCTCTTTATAAAGAAGTAACTATTCCTATGGAAGAATTAGGAGTTGATTTAGATATTCCTCTTCTAGAAAAAACTAGAGATGAAATTACAAAAGATCTAGAAGAGAATAAGAATATAGTAATAAAAAGTATATTAGCAATTCCAGAAGCAAAGGAATGGATTGTTGATACTGCTCTAGGAACTTATCGACCTTCACATAAAGGTACTTGGGCTCAAAATTTAGTTATGCTTCATGCTCTTCCTTTAGCAAGAAGTGCTGGTGGAAAGTATTCTTTAACTAAAAAAGCTATTGAAGAATTAGATGAAAGTAACGTAAAACAATTCCTACTAACTGGTGATTTAAAATTACTAGATGAAATGGAAGTAGTTAGAATCTCTATGTCAATGTGGAAGGAAGAGAATGACGGAGAGTATTTGAATATACAATCTAAGAAGCACTTAGGTGAAATTGCTTTTAAGTATATGGGAATTAAACCTCTTACTCAGACTAAAAAAGGTCAAGATCAATTCGATATGGATATGTTAGAGGAGTTATCTAAAACATATGAATGGGCTGAGAATTTACGTATCTACAATAAGCTTTTGAAGATTAAGTCAACTTATATAGATAGGTTCTTAGACAATCAAGAGGACGGGAAATACTACTTCTATTTCAAGCAGCACGGTACAGTATCAGGAAGATATGGATCAGATGCCCAGCAACTACCTAAACCAAAAGAAGAAGGAGAAGATGCACCAATTATTGTACATTATACAAATGTAGTAAGAGAGTTTTTAATTGCTGGAGAAGGTAGAAAGTTAATCGATAATGACTATACATCTTTAGAACCTCACTGCTTTGCTTCTGTAGCAGAAGATATTAACCTTCAAGAGATTTTTAATAATGGCTGGGACTTTTATTCTACAGTTGCTATTAGGACTGAGAAATTAGATCAAAATAAAGTAAAGTATCCGAACGGTGTTTCTCCTGATACTAAGTCTCCTATCTTCTTAAAAAAGCTAGATCCAGTAAAAAGGAACCAAGCTAAAGCATATTCTTTAGGAATTGCATACGGAATGGAAGCATATGCATTAGCAAAGACTTTAAGTATATCTCAGAAAGAAGCAGATACTCTTGTAGCAGGGTACCTAGATGGTTTTCCGCAGCTAAAAGAATGGAGAGTGAACTCTAGAAATCAAGTAAAAAAGTACGGGTTTATTCAGAATAAAGTAGGACGAATCAGACACTTACCGAAAGTAAAGCAGATCTTCGATAAATATGGAGATCAAGTATTAGATTGGAGATTCAGAAAAGATTTAGAACAAAGATACGGTAAGGAAGCAGTATTACAATTATATAGAGATTATAGAAATGGATTAAACAACTGCTTGAATTACCAATTACAATCACTAGCAGCAGCGGTTGTAAATAGAGCAGCAGTTCAGATTAATAGAAAAGCAAAGGAGTTAGGAATAGATGCTAGAGTACAAGCGCAGATTCATGATCAGTTAATTATAAATGTAAGAGAGGATCAAGCAGAAATGTTTATGCCATATGTACAGGAGTTAATGGAAAATACAACAAAGCTTCCTGGAGTAACTTTAAAAGCACCCCCACAGATAGCAAACAATTTCGCAGAAGGTCATTAGAAGTTGTCTCCTGCACTATTTATTCGTATATTATAAAAATAAGTTATTAATTAAATTAAGTTTATGTCAAAAGAGTTACAAGCTAACAACGATAGGGTTATCTTAAAACCTATCACTTCGGGAGAAGAAATGTACGGATCAATTATTATTCCGGACATGGGTAAAGAAAAGCCAGAAATGGCAGAAGTTATTTCAGTAGGTCCAGGCCGACAATCAGAATTCGGTTCATGGATTGAAGTAAAAGCTAAAGTAGGGGATATTGTATTGGTTCCTAAAATTGGTTCGATAAGAATTGATTTTGATGGACAAGAATATTACATCACACCAGACAGAGAAATTTTAGCAACAGTTTTAGAATCACAAAATTAATTATGGAAAAGAACATTAGTTTCGGAAAGGAAGCAAGAGAAAAGCTCCTTTCAGGGGTAAATCAATTAGCTGATGCAGTAGTATGTACATTAGGTCCATCAGGAAGAAATGTATTCATCAGTCACGTAGGAGGTAATCCTACATCGACAAAGGATGGTGTAACAGTAGCAAAAGAGATTGAATTAGAAGATCCAACTGAAAATACTGGAGCACAAGCTGTAAAACAAGTAGCAATCGAATCAGCAAAATTAGCTGGAGATGGAACTACTACAGCAACATTACTTGCTAGAGAAATCTACAAACAAGGTATTGAAGAGTTAGAAAACTCTAATGCAGTTGAAATTAAAAGAGGAATTGATATTGCAGTAAAAGAAGTTGTAAAATACCTTCAAAGTAATTACTCAAAGGATATTACAGAAGAAGATCAACTAAAGCATGTTGCAACTATTTCAGGTAACAATGATACTGAGGTAGGTAACTTAATTGCAACAGCAATGGACAAAGTAGGTAGAGATGGAGTAATCACTATTGAAGAGTCTAAGACAGGAGAAACTTATTTAGAAACAGTAGAAGGTATGCAGTTTAATAGAGGAATGAAATCTCCTTATTTTACTACAGATAATACTACAATGACCTCAGTATTGAATGATCCTTTAATCCTTATTGTAGATAAGAGATTATCTCAACTAAAAGAATTACTACCATTATTAGAATCAGTATCACAGCAAAGTAAATCATTACTTATTATTGCAGAAGATATAGATGCAGAAGTTCTTTCTACATTAGTAGTAAACAAAATGAGAGGTATCTTAAATGTAGTAGCAGTAAAAGCTCCTGAATTTGGAGATAGAAAGAAAGCTATGCTTGAGGATATTGCAACTCTAACTGGAGGTAGAGTAGTTTCACCTGAGAAAGGAATGAAGTTAGATCATTTCGATACAACTTGGTTTGGTAAAGCTAGAAAAGTTGTTGTAGGAAAAGATGATACAACTATTATCGATGGTAAAGGAGAAGAAGAAGCAATTACTTCTCGTATTGAAGACATTAAAGCTCAAATTGAAAATACAGTTTCACCTTACGAAAAAGAAATACTACAAGATAGATTAGCAAAAATTGTTGGAGGAGTAGCTATGATTCACGTAGGAGGTCATACTGAAGTAGAAATGAGAGAGAAAAAAGATAGAGTAGATGATGCTCTTCATGCAACTAAAGCAGCACTTCAAGAAGGTATTTTACCTGGAGGAGGAATTGCTTTACTAAATGCAGCAGCATATTTATCAGGTATTTTAGAGGGGGATATTACAACACATCCAGATCAAGAGAAAGGTATTAATATTGTAATAAAAGCAATTAAAAAGCCATTTGAACAAATACTTTTAAATGCAGGAGAAACTCAAGAAACTATCGAAGAAAGAGAAGAGTACTTAGAGAGTGGAGATAAATGGGTTGGATTTAATCCAAGAATAGGAGAGTATGTTGATATGCTTAAGGAAGGTATTATTGATCCAACTAAAGTAACAAGACTAGCTTTAGAGAATGCAGCATCAGTAGCAGGAACAATGCTAATCACAGAATGTATAATTACACAAGTAAAAAAGAAAGATGAACCAGTAGCAGGAATAGATCCTTCTCAGTTTATGTAATATTAATAATAAATAAAAAAAGATGAACAAACAAGAGTTATTTGAAAAAATTGATGGGTTGTACCAAGAATTTGCTACACAGCATAACGGAACAACTAAAAAGTCACAAGCCAATGCCCGTAAGGCAATCGGAGAGGTTAAAAAATTAATTACAGAGTATAGAAAAGCCTCAACAGAGGAAGGTAAAACCAAGTAACAGCCGGAAGGGGAGAGGGGCGCAAATCCCTCTCACCGAAGGTGACCGCGCAAATTTAAAAACATATGATAACAGTAATAGTAATTTTAGTAGCAGCATTAGCAATTGCAGGTTTATTAACCTACGCCTTTCACAAAAATGATAATGACCTTCCATTTATTGCTCCAACCTACACCAAAGAGGAACTAGACAACATCAAACTAGTAGAGGAATTATACAACAAGGACTTAAGACCAGTTGTAGCCAAGAAAGTCAAGCCAGTAGTAGCCAAAGAACTTGAAGTTATTGAACCAGAGTTACTAACAAAGGAAAGCAAACCAGAGTTTCCAATTGACAAGCCAGCAAAGAAAAAAAGAAAATATTATCCTAAAAAGAACTAATAATGTCAGATTCAATTACCAAATATCACGAGCTAGTGGATAAAGAGGCTTTACCTCTTCAATCCGAACATCAAAGGAGTATTGAGAGTATAGTTGAGATTCTACAAGCTTCTAAGAAAGCAAAACTAAGAGGTGCTTTGTTAAAACAGGTAGTAAAGATATCTCAAGAAGGACCTCACCTAACACCAGGTACTGTATTCCAAATAGCAGCCGATGTGGTAAAGGTAGATGAATTATGTAACTTACAAAAAAAGTAAAATGGAACAACAACCAAGAATGAACCTATCGATTGATCAAACTCTTCCGGTAGAGTGTGAAAAATGTTCAAAGACTTTCTTTGAAGAAGCTCTTCATATTAGAAAAGCAAGTGGAATTTTAACAGGTACAGGACAAACAACATATATGCCAATACCAGTATTCGCGTGTAAGGCATGTGGTCATGTTAACACTGAGTTCCTTCCAAAGGAATTAAAAAGTTTGAACTCTGAGGAATAAATCAGACTTTGATTATAAATTGAAAGAGGCTTTGTGCCTCTTTTTTTGTGCCTATTTATACGAAAGAGTTACCAGAATATACGTTATAGAATTGGTTGTAGTTTATTAACTTAATTAAATATTTACGTATGGGATTTTTTAGCATTTTCAAGAAATCAAGTGATTATAACGAGAAAGTTATAATTGGATTTTTATCATTCGCAGTAATGGTTGCTGCTATTACAGTTGATCTTGTCTCAGGATACTTAGGCAAAGAATTAAAATTAAACGAATACATCTTTGATGCATTTATGTATATTACCTTAGGTAGTTTTCTTCCTGACGTAATTGAAAAGTTTGCTGGTTTTAGAGGAGGTAATAAATCTAGCGAATAACATTACATGTTCTCAGAAGGTGGAATAGTAATGGTAGCAGGAATCCTGCTAGGGTTAGGTGTAATAGGCGCTTCGGTCTATTTTGTAAATAGGCTATTTGCAAGTCATACTCAAGAAATTTTAGTACGATTTATCTTATTAGTATTTACCTCACTTGTAGCACTATTTATAGTAGATAAGGTGATAGCATGGCAGGTAAAACTACTATCAGACGAACAGAACAGCCAATTATTTGATTTAATAAAAACATTAGTACTTATGATATTTTCTTACTACTTCGGTACAAAAGAAGGTGTAGAGACTAACGGAGATAAAAATAAAAAATAAGAAAAAACTAGACAATGAGTTTAAAAAGTTTACAAGAAAAAATTGGAGTAACAGCAGATGGTGCTTTTGGTCCAGGAACAATGAAAAAAGCAATGGAGTTTTATAAATTAACTCCAGTTAGAGCAGCACATTTCTTTGCTCAAACAGCACACGAAACAGGTGGATTTAAAACATTTTCGGAAAATCTAAACTACTCAGTAGATAGTCTTCAAAAAATATTTGGAAAATACTTTCCTGGTACTTTAGAAGAAAGTTATGCCAAACAACCTGAAAAGATTGCAAATAGAGTTTATGCCTCTAGAATGGGTAATGGTGATGAAAAATCAGGAGACGGATATAAATTCAGAGGAAGAGGTGCTCTTCAATTAACAGGTAAAGATAACTATACAGCTTTTGCTCAATACCTACAGAAACCAGAAATAATAAAAACACCGGAATTAGTAGCAACAGTATATTCTTTTGAATCAGCAATGTTCTTCTTTGATAAAAATAAGCTTTGGTCAATTTGTGATCAAGGAGTTAATGATGCAGCTATATTAGCTCTTACAAAAAGAATTAATGGAGGTACTCATGGCTTAGAAGATAGAAATCAAAAAACTAAAAAGTATTACGAATACGTAAAATAAATTTGTTATGGAGAACTTTGACTTACGAAACTTTTTAATTGAAAATAAACTAACAGTAAATTCTAAACTTCTATCAGAACAGGAAGTAGATGAAGTAAATTGGAAAGGATTAGCAGCTGGTGCAGCTATGGCAATAGCCGGAGTAACAGGAGCAAGTGGTCAAATCAAACCAGAATATAAAGCCAAAATTGATTCAATTCAAAAAGTACAAACACTTTCACCACAGCAGAAAAGAGCTGAGATACAAAAGATAGTTCAACTAAACCGTGGTGAAATTTCAGGTAAAAAGAGAGAAGATTTCTTACGTACAATGGCAGCAGCAGGCTTCACTGATGAGAAAGCATATTCAGAATATCTAGCAAAAAATGCTAAAAAGAAAAATGTAGGATTAGATGGACTAGAAATAGGTAAAGCATGCAAAAGAGGAGATACAAAAGGTAGTTGTTCAACAGGAGCTACTATGGGTGGAGATTCATTAAAAGATAATGACTAAGTTACTATGAAAACAGGATTAATTATTACGCTATCAATGTCAACACTATTAGCCTTCGTAGGTACTTATTTTTTTAACTTAACTGCAGATAATATAGAACAGTTCCTAGCAATAGGATTGGTTATCTTTGCTGATGGCTTCTTCGGTGTTTGGGCTGGAATGAAGAGAGAAGGATTTCAAACATTTAAAGCACTAAAGGTATTAAAGACTTTTGGTTTTTGGATGGTGATGCTTGCTTGTATTCTTTCAATTGAAAAAGGATTTAAAGGTACAGCCTGGTTGAGTGAAACAATTATAGCACCATTCATGGTATTTCAATTAATCTCTGTATTAAAAAATGCTTCAATGGTAGGTATTGTAAAGAATGAATTACTTACACAAATATTAGATAAACTAGATAAACACAAAGGAGATAGAGAGATATAATATGCAAGACGTTACACAAGGAAGAATACAGCAAATACTTTTAATCATTATAGCAGCTTTAGTAGCTTGGAACATTTTTACTACTAACAGTATTAGTACTGATGTTAAAGGGTATAAGGGAAAAATAGAATTGCTACAAACTAAAGTAGATTCAGCTAAAGTAGTTAACCAACAAATTGGTACTAAGATAGACTCAGTAAAAACAACTGTAGTTTCTATTACAAAAGAAATACACCAAATAGATAAATCAATAACCATAATAAAAAAACAAACAGATGAAAAGACTAATACTGTTGATAAGTTTTCTAATGCTGAGCTTGAATTCTTTTTCACAAATAGATACAACAAGGATATCGCTCCAAAGTAATATTGCTAGACTAGTTGCAAAAGATTTAATTCGATACGATGGGTGTGTACAAGAGTTAAAATTAACCCAAGAAAAAGTTATCAAGCTAGAGAGTAGAGAAGCTCAAAAAGATACTATTATTAAACTTTACTCAGAGAAAGATGAGAATAGTAAATATATAATTCATCAAAATGAATTACAAATAGGTCAGTATGAGCATATGACTGACGATTTACAGAAAGAAATAAGAAGAGGAAGAACTAAAACTTTTGTATATAAGGTAGGAACCTTTTTAGGAATTCTCACAACGTCCTACTTATTACTACTAAAATAAATAAAAATCCAGGCTTGCTTTCGCAGGCCTTTTTTATTATATTATAGTTATATAAATGTTATAATATGAACGACAGAGAAGGAACTTTTACAATTGATAAAGACAATCCAAAGAAAGAATCAGTAAATCATCCAAATCACTACGGAGGAAAAGATAATCCTTACGAAGCAATAAAAGTTATTGAAGCTTGGGAGTTAGGATTCTGTTTAGGAAATACTATTAAGTATATTTCAAGAGCTGGAAAGAAAGACGAAACAATCCAAGAACTTGAAAAAGCTTTATGGTATTTAAAAAGAGAAATTAAAAACCTAAAAGATGGCAAAAAAGAATCTTAAACAATTACAGATCTTCAGAGACTATCAGCCTAAGGTTATTAATTACGAAATTGAAAAATCTATTTCATATTCACAGACTCTAGCATATAATACTTGTCCACACCAATGGGCATTAAGTTATATTAAAAAGCTTCAGGAATATAAACCTTCCATTCATACTGTATTTGGTACAGCATTCCATGAAACACTTCAAGAATGGCTTACTGAATTATACGAAGGAACAGTTAAAAAGGCAATGGAGATGGATTTAGATGCATTACTTCTTTCTAAAATGCAAACAGTATATGCAGAAGAGAAGGAAAGATATAGAGAGCATTTTTCTAGTTCTAACGAGTTATCTGAGTTTCATAATGATGGTATTGAAATACTAAAGTACATTAAGAAGAAACGCTCTGCCTTCTTTGGAACCAAGTATATTAAGCTGGTTGGAGTAGAAATACCTTTACTACATAAAATATCTGAGAACATTTTTTTCAAAGGATATATTGATTTACTACTATATGATGAACA